GTTCCTCTGCGCCGCTGTGGTGGCGATCGTGCTCGCTACGCTTGCCGCCGTGGCTGCCGCTGCCGTGGTGGCCGCCTTTTCAACCTCCGACGCTTTAATATCCCGGCATACCTGTTCGATCTTGGTGTCGAGCCACACGTCGAAGTCTCCGTAAATTTCGCCCAGAGCGGCCACGGTAGTGTCTCCGAGGATCTCCAGTACCTTGTCCCTTGCCTTCTGAAATGCTTCCAGCTGCTTCTCTTTTGTAAACGCCCCCTCGGCTTTCAGGGCGTCAACGAAGGTCTGGGCCGTGTATGTCACGGCCTGCTCTACCGCGTCGGTTGCCAGTTCGATATACTTCGAGGCTGTCTCGCTGTTTAGGTCTTTTTCGATCTGCTGAGTCTGGCGGCGCAGGAGGGCCACCAGATAGCCTCCGCCCGCTGTGATGAGCAGGCAAAGGATCGGGATAAATGCGTCTGCGATCTGTTGCATAACTTCGTTCATTTTTTCTTTCCTCCTTTTGGGTATTTTGACACTGCGGGAACGGGCACGAGTCGCACTGCTCGTCGCAGCGCCGGATCCCGTCCCATTTCGCAAGTGCCCGGATCCACATCACTGATAGAGTTACAAGAAAAGCGAAGGGGATCAGGTTTATAATGTACCCGATCACTTCGATACCTTGTCCGAGTCCACCCACCCGTAAACAGTCGAGGTTCCGTCAGTGTGAATGATGTGGTACGGGTGTTTTGCTCCCTTTTTGATGGCGGTCACTTTGGCCGGGCCCGCTTTTGGAGTGCCAGAGCTCGCGGAAGCTGTGGCGCTGACATAATGAGGCCCGCCTGCAAATTGAGCAGTGTCTCCGACTGAGATCTCCGAGGAAGTCGAGGCCGTGCCGCCGTTGGTTGTCACGAAGGCGTCGAAGCCCTTCGCTTTGAGCTTAGATACCTGCGCGTCAGCGTTTGCCTTCTTGGAATATGCTCCAGTCTGTACCTTGTAGAGATTGCCGACTTTCTTCACAAGCACCTCAAAACCTGCCGCTTTAAGTTTTGCGGCCTGAGCGTCGGCGTTTGCCTTCTTAGAATATGCGCCACTCTGGACATAGTAGAGGACAGAGCTGGAGCTGCCGCCAGTGGATCCGCTACTGGAGCCAGAGCTGCCGCCAGTTCCCAGTAATGCGTTGATCCGCTCGGCAAGCTCTCCATAACGAGAATAGAGCCAGTCGCCGGGGCAGCTTTTATTTGCAAACCAGCGGTGCGCGGTCAGTACCATTTCGTTGCTTTTTGGTGTATATGCGAGGGTTTTCTCTTTGCTTCCCAGCCACAAAACCTTGTTTTTGCCGTTTCTCTTGCAGATGTCCGCGCAGAGTTCGATCAGCTTTTCATAAACGGCTGAGTTCATGGCGTAGGGATCCGTCTTGTCGCTGGCACACTCAATCGTCACGGCCCGCTGGTCGTTGGAGTTGCTGGAGCTGCACCAGCTCCGGTTACACTCGTCCACAACAAGGACGACGCGGCCGTCCTTGCCGATCCCGTAGTTGCAGCTCGCTTCGCGCCCCGCCGGAAAGCAGGAGCCGATCCCTTCCGCTGTGAGCTGCCCCACAACGCAGTGGGGCGTCAGTGTGTCAATGCTGTGTGTACGTTTCCCGCTGTGGTTCGGGCTTTTTACGGTGCAGTTTACTAATGGACTATTGCTCATATTATTGCCTCCTTCTGAGGGCGTGGAAGCTGCGGCTTTCGCGTATTTGTCATAATACGTTTGCCCGTAGCTCGCCCGTTTGATTTTTACCGCTTCGGACTGATCGGTCGGTCTTTCAAAGTCGGTCAGCACCTTGTCACTTGCAGCCCTCACGCTGGTAGCTGTTTTTAAGGCTGTCAAAACAGAGGGGTAGCTTTCGCTCAGCTCTTTATACAAAAAGCCGAGCTGCGCCTCCAGATCCCCGATTGAAGCGCCGAGCGCCTTCACATAGTTAAGCAGCGCCTCCTTCCGGCTCCAGAACGTCCACTGTGCAACGCCGTAGCCCGCGGAGTCATGCACAAAGTTGGCATAGCTCCCAGAGTCTACGGCTGCGGTGTATGTGGCGTCCGTAAAGCCGAGCTTTTTCTCGTAGGAGTTCTGGAGGTTCTGCGGGTTGAGTCCGCTCTCGGCGAACAGTTCCCCCATAAGGCCCGCTACGCCGAAGTCGTTCTTGATCTTGCCTTTGAGGAAGTTCCACGCCTTTTCCTCGTTGTTTTTTCCTGTCAGTCCCATGAGTCCCTCCTTTTTGTTAATAGGTTTCAAAGCTCGACGGCTCCGGCTTGACGCCGTTCAGGGCCATGAGCTTGATCTTGTTTTCTGCCTTTGCCTTGGTGTAATAGAAGCCGGTCGCCGAGGCCATTTCCGCAAATACCGCCGGGATCAGATAGGCCAGCACGGAGGTGTCCATGGTGATCCAGATCATGCGGCAGGAAAAGACGGTGATCGCTATGGTGGCGATACTCACGCCCAGAAAAATGAGCTTTGAAAACTCAACCTTCTTTTTTTCCGCCGCCGCAGCTCGCATTTGCTGGATCTGCTCCCGGAGTTTTTTGTTTTCTTCGGCCAGCTGCCGGAGCTGCGGATCCGGAGCCGCCGGATCCACAACGGCGTCCGGCCCGGTGTATTCTTCACACATGGTCGTCGCCTCCTATTCTTCGTAAATGGAATTGATCCCCTGTTTAGCCAGAAAGTCCTTTTGTGCGTGTTTGACTTTCGAGGCATACTCCAGCGCCGCGAGCATGTCTCCGTTGCAGTGAGCGTCAGGGATCCGCTGCACTGCTTTGGCCGTGGCCTCGCCGAGTGCGATCGCAGCATTTACGCCTTGAACAAGGTAAAACTCTTGTTGCTGCCGTAAGTTTTCGCGGCTCTCCATGTCCTCGCGCCGGGCTTCTTCCTCGGCCTCCCTCTTTTTGTCCTGTTTCTTGATGTTCCTCTCGATAAGCCAGAAGCAAAAGCCAGTTATGGCCGAGGGTATGCTCGCGGCTATGATTATTGCGGTTACGTCCATAGGTTCACCTCCTTTGCCTCTGCGGCCGGTTCTTTTCGTTTGAAAACTATATTTTTCTCGATCCACTTCTGGAGCCCGTGAGTGGAGCAGTGGCTCAGCATACCGAAGTAGCTCTGCATAGTAGCGTCCACGGCGTCGAAGTCGATCAGGCCCGCCTCGTATTCCTTGGCGATATACCGCATACGCGCCTTCATTTTCTTGACGCTCTGCTTTGTCGGCTTGCGGTAGCCGGGGAAGATCCGACAGCCTACAAAGGTGATCCCTCGTTTTACGAGTCCGATCGTTGTCTTACCGTTAAGTTCGAGGTGCAGCACATTGTTGAGGTAGTTCTCAATCTTCACCCGCCACTCGTTCAGCACTGTGGCGTCCGGGTGCAGCAGCGCCATGTCGTCCATGTAACGCTCGTAAAAATGCGCTTTCAGCTCGTGCTTGATGTACTGATCCAGTTCGTTAAGGCAGACGTTCGCAAGCAGCTGGCTGGTGAGGTTCCCGATCGGCATACCCACCTCAAAGAGCCGCTCCGAAGGCGGCACCTCGTCGGCCGTCTTTCCCGGAGGAAGCCCGAAGGGCGTGTGGTCGCAGTTGATGATCGTCTCCATGAGCCAGAGAAAGCCGTCCTCGTCTGGATATTTGCGCCGCAAAATACCGAGTAAAACCTCATGGTTTACCCGGTAAAAATACTTTGAAATATCCAGCTTTAAATAGTGCCAGCTCGGCCCCGGTTTGCGGTCAACAAGTGTCGCCCAGTATTGCAGCCGGTCGGCTGCTCTTGTGGTGCCTTTTCCCACCCGGCAGCCGTAACTATGGTAGATCATGCCATTGTCGAGCTCTTTGTTGACTTGGAGATATACGGCCCACTGCACGACGCGATCCGGGAAACTCAGCGCCATAATAAGGCGGCGCTTTGGTTCCGAAACATAAAACTCCCGGTATCGGCCCACCTTGTAAGTGCGCCAGATCAGGGAGTTTTGTATTTCAATCAGGTTTTCCTCCAGTCTCGCAGAGAAGGCCAGCACGTCGCCGCGGTACCATTTCTCGCTCGCTGCTTCGTGGTATGCGTTCAGCAGATTTTCCCACGAGTATATACGTTCCAGAAGGGAAGGCTTTTCTGTTTCTTTGATAGCCGTCACTCCTTCCATGTTTTTATAAAAGGCGCGCGTGTGACACTCCTTGAAACGGCCGTTTTCCTACGGCCGCCACGCCGCAGGATCGCGGCCGTCCTTCACCCGCATAAAGCAGGAACGGCCAGCCTGCGCGGTTTGCCCGTCGCTCCCGGTATCTTTTTACCGGCAAGCTGCGCGAGCGTTCATCTTTGGCCTTGTCGGCCGGGAAATGCGTCCCTTTTGCCTTTGTGCTCCTGCAAAGCCGTAGCTCGCAGGACATAAGCAAACAAGGCAAGAGCGGAGCGGAAGCCGATGTTCGTGTTGGAGTTGGAGCGGGAGTTGTTGCCGTTGAGGTAGAACACGCCCGCGTTCGTGCCGTTGTTCCAGTTGCCCCCGCGATACACGCAGCGCCCCCTTTTATCGCGACACATTCCCCACGGGCGTTACTCGTTCGACTTTTTCCAGCCTCCCAGCATACGCCCGATTTCATTCAGTTCCTTGCTCCATACCTCGTGGAGTCCCGGAGAGATCAGACGATCCTCCGGTGAAACTGCCGTGTCTACGAGAGAGCGCAGCACGTCCAGCTTCGTGTCCATTTTGTTCTGGAGTTCTCCCCGGCGTTGGCCTCTGGCCCGGTTCGCCTCAATGCAAAGCTCCAACATGTCCATGAAAGCGGCGGTCATGTGCTTGCGGTACTCGAATTTTTCCGGCTTTCGCATGTTATTGGTGCGCTCGCCCACTCGGATCATGGATCGGACGATACGCTGCCGGAGTTGTAGGTTGTCCATGTTATTTCTCCTTACTGTGGTAAAGGGGCGGCTTTGGTGGGCCGCCCCTTAGCCAGATTTTCAGATTGCCAGATTACCCGATTTCCGGGATAAAAGCGGAGCGGAAGCCGATGGCCGTGTAGGAGTTGGAGCGGGAGGAGAAGCCGTAGAGGGAGAACACGCCCGCGCTCGCGCCGGTGCGCCAGTGGCCCCCGCGAGACACGCAGCGCTCGGCTACGCCGTTGTTCCACCAGAAGTAGTCGCCTTCGTAGTCAGCTTCCTGAGCGCCTTCGTCCGGGAGAAGGGCAAGGGAACGGAGCAGGATCTTGGCGGCGCTTCCGACTGCTGCCGCTGCGGTGACTTTTCCAAAGGCGCAGCCGCGGCTTTCGTCCTTGGAGCTTGCGACGGTCGTTGTCCACTGCCATGCGCCGCTTACATTATCCAGCTTCACGGTGTTGCCGGAGAGCTTCGCGGAGCTGTCGCTTACTTTGCACTCAGGTTCTACGAGAGAGCCGTCGGTGGCGTTGATCGCCTTCCAGCACACGCTCGTGGTGTTCTGCGGGTTGTCCGGATCCGCTGCGTCGTTGTTGGCAAGGATCTGGAGCTCGCCCCACACAAGACGGATGCCCCCCTGCCACTCCCACACGTTACCGTTCAGATCCCAGATACCGGAAAGAGTCTTGTCGTGGCTCCATGTGAGCGGGCCGGTTCCGGTTGCCACTCTGGCCGTCGTGCCTTCCGGCTGATCGCTGTTAGGGCCATAGAAATGCGTCGGGATCGCTTTGTAATTGCTCTCGCGGGTGTCTTTGCCGTAGTTGTTATTTCCGTAAGGCATGAAGCCGTTCTTTTTGCACCAGAGGGCGATCGCGGCCCACTCGGCGTTGGTGGAGAGGTGCCAGCCCGCGCCCTTTGCCTCGCAGCGGGAGCGGGCGGTGTCGAAGTTGATACTTGCTGCCGGATCCTCTCCCGGCAGGCTGTACGCTGCTGCGATACTGCCGTCAGTCAGCTGTGTGGTGTGTACGACATTCTGGTACTTGGAGTACCAAAAGCCGGGGATTTCCTGCCCGTTGACGATAAAAGCCGGGTGGGTGCTGTCGTTGCCGCCGGTCAGCACGTCGCTGTTCTTAAATTTCGGGATATACACCATAACGGACGGAAGATCCGCGTCGTCCACAAAAATTTCATTGTTCGGGCACACGCTTTTGAGTGCCAGACTGGAAAGATCAAAGTTTGCCATTGTTGTGTCCTCCTTTTTGATTATTCAATGCTCCAGAGTACGAGCGTAACGTCGCCCATGTCGAGCGGGTTCTGCTCTCTCAGGATATGGTCGTGGTTCATGCCGTCGTCGCTGCCCTCTGCCAGAGGTTCGGCCCCTTCCTCCGTCTGGATCGGCGTTTCGGTGTAGGTGGCCGCTGGGATCATTACCTGCGCCACATAGCGCAGCCCGGACTCGGTGCCGATCGTAAGGTTTCCAGCCTTGTCCTTGCAAATATCCACGGTCACGTCCCAGTCTTTCTGGTACTTTGCCGCGTTAATCATCAGCTCATAGTCGCCGAAGATCAGGCAGGTGCCCGTCTGCTCGTAGGCAATTTTCAGGCCTGCGTTCTTTTCAATAACCTTTACATTGTTCTGATCTGCCATGGTTACATTCCTCCTTTAATTCTCAGTTTGATAGTGGCATTTTTGGCGCTGCCGTCATAGGCCACTTTGAAGCCATTCAACAGGCGGCTGAAAATCTTCACGTCGCCGACATTCCCGTCATGCTCCAGCACTTCGGCCTCCACGGTGTAGTCCGTGAAGTTCCGGGCCGTATTCAGGGCCACGGTTTCCACCGAGTTGTTGAATGGGAAGCTCTCAGAGTTTTCGAGCGTGATCGTCTGTTCTTCGGTGGCTACCTGATCGGCTGATAAGGAAGCAGAGAGCAGGAGAATGGCAGTCGCCAGATGTGCGTCGGAAATGCCTTCCTCCATGTTGTTGAAATGCCCGGCGCTCTGGTCTGTGCCTTCCTGAATGACTTCCTCGCTTTCTTCGTCCACCACTCTGTCAAGCCAGTAAGTTGCGTTATACATGCCTGTTTACCTCCTTCCTTTAGGCTGTTACTTCGTAGATTGGAGTCGAGAGTTTGATCATTACGCCTTGTCCCTCTACTTTGTTGATCGTGCGCTGCTGGTATGCAGCGACTTCCCCGCGCGTGTCAATCAGGCGCGAGGCGTCGATCGTGCAGGCCATGGAGTCCAGTGTTGGGAAGGTAGCGTAGATCACAAGTGTGTCGCCTTCGACGAGCTTTTTGTTGATTGCTCCCCGGTGCCACCTGCCGCCGGTCTGTACTTCTACCGCGTGGATCGAGCGGAGCCACTGATCCCTCCGGTGCCCCATGAAGGTGTCGTAAAAGTAGCTCATGCGGGTGTCCTCCTTTCGATTTATTCACCACAGCACCGCGTCCCGCATTTCACGAAGCTATACGCCACGCTGGAGACTTGCAGCGCTGTAGCTGCTTTGTTTGTTGCGGCCGCGCCTATTGTGCCGCCGCCCGGCGTGGTACCGCATTTCTTCGTCCCCGCCTTTATAAGTTGGTACAGTGAAAAAGCCGCCGCCAGATTGACGCCGACTGTGTGCTGCAGCACTTTCCCCAGAGTTCCGGGTTTTGGATATGTGCCGCAAATTTGCCCGGAGGTTTTAGGCAGCTCGTAGGCCAGAGCCTCGTCTGCCTGCTCCACTTTAACCTCCTGCCTGAGCACTCGCCCCAGTGTGGCGGTGTTTGGGTAGGTTCCGGCTTCGCGGGCAAAGTCGTAGCGGATCGCCTGAGTTTCTGCTCCGGCAGCGATCCCGCTTTTTACTACTGCGCCCAGTGTTCCCGGCCGCGGGTATGTGCCACACGTCAGCTCCCCGGCTTTTGTAAAGCCATAAAGGTGCAGCATTTCCTCCGGATCCGTTTCAATGCTCGGCTTCACGATAAAACCGACGGTTGCGATCCGCGGCCGGGTGCCGCATTTCACGAAGTCGTACCGGTGCAGCGAAGTGTCCAGCCGGTACTCAATGCCCGGATCCGGCCCTTGCTGCCAGAAATAGAAAACGCCCGCAAGGTGCGAGCGTGCATTTTTCGCAGCCTTCACGGCCTCCACAAACTTTTCAAAGTTCTGGGCGTCCGTGTTGGTGTTCGTTGTCAGTGCCACGAAGGTGTAAGGGGAGTCGTACATTTCGTACCACTCCATGACGTAGCCCTCGCCGAAGTAAGCAGAGATCAGGCGCTCAACGGCCCATTTTGTCCCACGCTTGCGTTTGATCTGCTGGGCGAGCTTGATCGTCTCCCTTTTTTCTTCCAGACTCATGCCGGTGGAGTCGTACCAGTCAATGTCCAGCTCCCACGCCAGCTCGTCACACTCCGGCTCGTTGAGGTTGTCGATCTCGTCCCATGTCCGGATCGTCGGGATCCTGCTGCCGGGTGGCTGTATGAGCTTATTCATGGCCTTGCTGAGTGCGATCGCTGCCTCGTCGTCGCGCATGAAGGCGGGAAGGAGCCGCACAAAGTCGAGATCTGATATTTTCATTCCTGCCATAGCCTCGCCTCCTTAGTCTTTTACTTTGTGGGAAACGGTCAGCTTCCCGGAAAACTCGGCCACGGTGGTGCTTGGCAGTTCGGTGTATACCGGTTTTATGATGTTCACCCGCGTGGCTCCGGTCAGCCCTTCCTCCCAGTGCGGGCAGAGGATCAGCTTCCGCAGATAGTCCGGGTTTATGTCTTGGTCGAGGTTGGAGCCTTGCCAGTAGATATACTGGTCGATTGCCCCGCCGGATCCCTCCACATTTTCCACTACTTCGGACTCATTTGCTTTAGTTGTCCAGTATTCCAGCTCAATGTCGTACTGATATGTTGTCGGAGCCTCCACCTGCACCAGATCCGTGAGTGGCCTCACGTCGTCAGCAGAGCAGGCCGCCAGCACGTCGGCCAGTATATCCTCGTCGGGGATTTCTCCACCGGCGCATATAGGCACGATCTTGACACGCCCGTACATGTTCCGGGTGATCTCGATCTTTACAGTTTCCGCTTCGGCCAGAGCCCCGGAGAGCGTCAGCGTCAGTAGTTCGTCGCTATATGTGGCGGTGTAGTCCGTTTGAGGCGCGGCCTCCGCTCCGCTTGGCAGATACACGGTTAAGGTTTCCGGCAGGAGGTTGGCACCGCCTTGGAAGGCGTGGCCGTCATATACCGGTAGCGTGCGCGTGACGGTTTCCGTCTCAGACTCCACCACCGCGTCAGTAACGAGCGGGTTTGCGGTCATGGCCCAGTATTTGTAGGCTTTGGCTGGGCCCGCTGTGCTGAGCCGGTTCTCTGCCTCCCGGATCCTTTCCCGGTACGCCTCGTCGTCCTCGCGGTCGCCGCCTCCCGCCGTGGCTTCCGTGTTGGTTACATAGTCGATCAGGGGAACGTCTGAGACGTCCACAATCTGAGAGATCTCGCCGATCGCTATGTCGTTGTAGTCGGTGCCTCCGCTTTCTGCTGTGGCCGATACCTCTACATAGAGGCTACCGGCATAGAGCACGACGGTGGCGTCGGTCAGGAAATAGTGAACGAAGTCGTTCGTTACCCGGATCCCGGCCGGTATAACAATATTCGACGCTATGGCCTCGTTTATCCCGAAGCGCAGCGTCGTGGTGGCGAAGGTAGGATCGAGGCGTGGCGTGTCTCGGTTTTCGCCCAGAGAGTCCAGCACGGATCCGCGAGCGTAGCGGAGCATTTTCTGCTTGCAGGCGTCGTTGACACTGTTATATACGGCCACGATCACCTCGGCCATGGCGTCGCCGAAGATCCGGCGCTCGTCGCCCGGATAGAGCGGATCGTTGACTCCGTTCTCCAGCTCGCTGATAACAGTTTCATGCACCTTTTGGGCGCTTGTCTCAATGAATTGGAGCTCGCTCATTCGATTTCCTCGTCCTCCTTTCTTTCCGTGATATTCACGGTCATATTAAATTCACCGGATAAAACGCCGGAGGGATCCGTGACGATTTCCTCAGCGTTTACCCGTGGTTCGTAGGTTTCGAGCACCCACTCGGCGTCGGCTGCTGCCGCGTCGGTGGCGTTTGGCTGGTCGATCAGAGCACCGTCCCGGCCTCTGAGTCTGTCGTATGCCACCTCGCCCCGCACGGTTCGCAGCAGGTTGGCCGCGCACACCTGCGGGAGCCCGTTTCCTTGCGCTCTCATGGCCTCCCTCCTTTACACGAGCGTGACTTCGCTCAGATATACCCAGCTGTTGATCCCGTCCGGGTGGCCGAGCAGCACCTTGTTTTGGCTTTCCTTGATCTGGCTTACCTTATGGCTGCGCTCTTTTACCCAGTTCGGGATCGTCTGGCCGGTTGCGTACCTGCTCCCGGTCGGTTTTACATAGCAGCCGACGGAGATCGTCTTTTTTGGTGCTGCCTGTGCCTGCGCGTTTGCTGGCTTGTTCTGGGATTTCGAGGCCGTGCTGGCCTTCACATTCAGGGCGGTTGTGCTTACCGGCACGCTCGTGGTGTCGGGATCGTATTCCTTAAATTCAAAGGATAACGTCGCCAGCCTCATGCGTCCGAGGTCGTCGATCTCGACGTTGCTCACGGACACCTTTCGGAGCTGGAGCTTCGGCCCCAGTTTTTTGCCTCCCAGATAGAAATAATTCACTTTTGTGACAAGCTCTTTCCAGCTTTCGATCTCTGCCCGGACGTCCACACCCGCGCCGCTGTGCAGCACGGTGGTGAAGCTGAGCGGGAATAGATCTGTGCCTCGCTCGTTGGTGGTTTTCTTTTCCTCGGTGCTGGTATTATTGTCAGCTACCTGAGAATAGGAAAAGGCCAGCCCCTCCAGAGCGACGACTTTTTTCTGTGATACGGCCCATGTTTTTGAGCCCCATTTTGCCATTGTCGCCATATTGGCCCCTCCTTATGTCGGTCTGCCGGTGGTGCCGCTGCCGGGGTCTACGCCTCCATGTCTGTGCCCGGATAAGCTCACGCCGCTGGCGTTTACGTCCCCTTCTGGCACGGATATGGATCCGGCTGTCAGTCCGGGAAGGTAAGCGCCCCACTCGCCGTCGGCCCGGCCGAGCAGCAGCCCGCTGGCGTCGTCAAATTCGACATATACCACCGGTGTACCTTTTGTGAGGTTCCCCGTGCTTCCTCTGAGGTGCCACGGGATCACGATCTTGGCGGTCGGTTTGGCCCCGGCGTCGGAGGGAAGCACGCGGGCAGTGTTGCCTTCGATCCCGGCGATTGTCCCCTTGTAGATGTTCCCCATTTAATATCCCTCCAGCAGATCCCTGAAATAAACGGTTGACTTGTTCCCTACGAAGTCATGCCGGACTTTATACACAAAGACGGTGCCGTCCCACATGCTTGCCTTCGTTGTTTTCAGAGTCAGCAGGCTGGCGGCTGCGTACCCGGTCATTAAAGCCTTGGAAAACTGCCCCTTGCGTCCGTATTTGTTGGCGTTTCGGAGCAGGCCCTTGGCAAAGCGGGCCGCCTCTGCGTTACTGGTGACTTGGATCGGGATCTCCGGCCGCAGTACGGCGCTGTTTGAAGCGTCTGCCACATATTTGCCGGAGTAGCTCCCGCTTGCCACTTCGCAGGAGCCGAACATGGTGTCGCGGTTGTCCTCGTAGGTAAAGACGCCGTTTTCGTCCACCGTGAGGCCGCCCGCGGGTTCCTGCTGCTCAATGTAATGCTCGTTATACGCGAGCAGAGAGCCGTCAAAAATAAGCATTTGACAGCCCTCCAGCATACAAAGACGAGAAAAGAGGGAAAAGTCCCCCTCATTGTCCTGTTTGATATACGGGTAAACCTGATCTTCGCACCCGTAGTTCTTGAAAGTGAGGCCGTGGTTCCCGGCAAATTCATTTGCCAGTTGAAGGAAGCGCACGCCCTCCCAGCTCTTTGATTTCCGGATCTTTGCCGTTTTCGGCATAGACATGGCCCGGATCGTAAAAAGCCCGTTTTCTGGTTTCATGGAGTGTATGAACATTTTCCCGGTGTCGCTTGCGCCTTCCTTGAAGCGCACTGTGTCACCGGCTGCCGGTTGCCACTTGCTCCATATTCCCTTGGTGTCATTGAAACGGATCACGAGCGTGTCGGCCTGCTTTTCCGCGAACATTTCATGCACGCAGTAGTTCACCGACACGTCGTTGTATATGTCCGTCCCGTTGTAGTAGAAATTCACGAAGCGTCCAGCTCCGGGATTTCTTCGCCCCGACGCCACGGCGGCAGAGTTTCCGGCGTCTCTGCGTTCTCGACGATCGGCAGCCGGAGGGCCACGTTCGCCTCGAAGATCAGAACGTCCGCATAGTCGGGGTTAAATTCAATAATGTAGTGGGCGAGGGTTTCCTCGTTATACATTTGTAGCGCGAGAGAGTCGAAGGTGTCGCCCTCCCGCGTGACGTATTCCAGATAGCCCGTTACCCTACGCATAAAGCGCCACCTCCCTTGCCTGAATAAATTCCTCCAGCCAGTCGAAAAACTCTGCCTCGTGCGCTTTGAGGCGGGCCATGAAGTCGTCGGCGTCCTCGCCGGATCCTTCCGTCTGGATCTGTGGGCTCCATGTGAAGCCGGAAAAATCGTAGTAAATAACGGTGCTCGTGTTGTTGGCGAGGCTCCCCAGAGAGAAGTCGTCCAGAGCAAGCAGCTTTCCGGCTGTATTCGTGAGCCCTGCGCCTCCCTCAGAGGAAGATCCGAGGGTTCCGAGCAGCTGCCCGGCTTTTTGCCAGATAGCAATATTTTGATCTCGGTAGGCAGGATCGAACGAGATTACCGCCTCCATGCCCTCCTCGCCTGCGATTGATACACCGTCGGTAAAGCCGCCGGTTGCAAGCATTGGAATGTTCGGTATGTTGATACCAAAGGTTTGACCGCCTACGGCTGGCACCCAGTCGGGGATCGTTACGCTGATACCGTTCAGCGCGTTGATTGCACTGTTTACAAGGCCGATCACGGCGTTGATCGGTGCCTTTACCAGCCCCACGAGTCCGTCCCAAAGGCCGCCGAAAACCTGAACGACTCCGCTCCATGCGGAGCTCCAACTTCCAGAGAAAACGCCGGTTATAAAGTTAATCAGCCCTTGGAAGATAGAGATCAGGCTTTGCACGATCGGCTGTATTGCCTGAATGGCAGCCCCCAGCACAGCGGTGAAAATGTTCGCCAGCGTTTGCAGGATCGGCATGATTGGCTGCAGCACTGTGTTAATGAGTGACATAAAAATGTTAATCAACGGCGTGATCGCCGACATGATAAGGTTCAGGATCGGCTCCACCAGTGAAATAATGAGGTTCAGGATCGGCGTCAGCAGCGACACGATCATATTAAGGATCGGTGTCAGCATGTTGAGGATCTGGATCAGGATCGGTAGCACTGCCTGAATAATCTGCATAATAATCGGCAGAATGGTGTTAAGCAGCTGAATAATCACCGGCATGATCGCGTTCACAATCTGTGAGAGGATCGGGAGCAACGCATTGATTAGCTGCACAAATACCGGGAGGATCGCCTGAACGATCTGCGTCAAAAGCGGGAGCAGTGCGTTGATAAACTCCACCAGCACCGGCAAAACTGCCTGAATAATCTGCATTATTACCGGGAGCAGCTGATTGATTAAGTCTATCAGGGTAGTGAGCACCGACTCGACGATCTGCGTCAGGATCGGGAGCATTTGATTTATAAGGTCAATAATCACCGGCAGAATAGCGCCGATCAGCTCCACCAGCACCGGGATCACCGCCGAAGCGATTTGTGCGAAGGCAGAGAGCACGGTCGCCGCAATCTGTTGGATCAGCGGCATGAGCTGGTTAATCATTTGCATGATCCCGGCTCCGAGTTCCGAAAAACTGGCTTGTAGCTCGGCCCAGATCGCTGTCACATTAGCCCGGAAGTCCTCGTTTGTCTGCCAGAGATACATAAAACCAGCAGCCAGAGCGGCCACGATCGCGATCACGGCCATAACGGGCCCGGAGACTGCTCCGAGTGCGGTCGTAAATCCAGTGATTGCTCCCTTTATCTTTCCAAACTGAGACACGAGAGATCCCCAGTTCATAGCCACCAGAACGGCGCTGAGCGTTCCCAGCGCGAGCCCGATCTCAGGCAGGTGGGACGATACCCAGTCCACCGCCGGGGCTACGTTTGCGTTTACATAGTCCACGGCCTCTTTCATAGCGGGAGTGAGTTCTTCGGCGACTGGCTGCACTACTTCGGACTTGATCGTGCGCCCCAGCTGGGAGAGTGAGCTCTCCAGCGTATCATAGGCGGCACTGTCCAGCTGCGCCATGGCGTCGGAAGTGCTCTGGATCGCGCCCTGTGTGTCCATAAGGGACGCCACAGTGTCAACGCCCAGATCCTCCCACATAGTACCGAACAGTCCGACGCCTGCCTGATATTGCAGCGTCGCGTCGTCGCACTCTTGTAGAGCTTCCATAATGTCGCCGATTGCAGCCTGCGCCTCTGGCCCGCCCTTGTTGAATTGAGCGATTACTTCCTCGGTGTTGAGGCCGAGCTGTTCGAGGTACTCGTTCGCCGTGCCGTCGCTCATTCGTATATTAAACTCCTTCACAGCGTCGCCCAGCTTATCAATGCTCCATGTTCCAGTCTCGGCTCCGTTTGCCAGCATGTTGAACATGTCGTCGGCAGAATACCCGGCGTTCTTAAACTGAACACTGTACTCGTTGATCGTGTCCAGAAGGTCGTCGTTTTGGTTCAGCCCTTTTTGTGCCCCTTGAACGATAAGGTTAAACGCTTCGTCTGCACTTATGCCAAACTGATCCGTGAGGCTGTTCGCAGCTCTTAAGCTCTCCACTACGTCGAAACCGAACACGTCCTCCAGCGCGATCGCGTTCTTGGTTATCTGAGCCAGCGAAGCCTTGTCCAGATCGTCGGTCATTTGAATGACGGTGGAGAGCTTTTCCGAAACGTCGCCGAGGCTGTCGCCATAATTGGAGTTATAAACTTCGTACATGACGTCCTCGAAACCTTCGAGCTCCTGAGCGGTGGCTCCGGTTCTGGCGCTTAGCATAGCGAGAGAAGTGTCTCCCTCCGTTGACAGCTCTTTGAAGGCGTCCACCGCCTTATTGATCCCCTCGGTCACAAGGTTAGCGAGGACATTTTTCAGCACTGTGTAGCCCTCGCTGGAGTTTTCCGCGTCTTGCCCGGCGTCCTCCAGAGAGTTCCCCAGCTGATCCGCCGCCTGATCGGCAGCGCTTAGCCTTTGACGGTTTTCGTTCAGATCGCCGGAAAGTTGGCTGATCTGGCTCGCAAGCTGCCGCGCCTCGTCCGAGGTTTCCCCCTGTTCGAGCGCTACGTTGGCATAAGAGCGGCGTAGCGTTGCCAGTTCGTTCTCCTGCTCACTGATTTGCTTTTGCAGTCTGCTGTATGCGTCAGCCGTTTCTTCTTGCCCTCCTGCGAGCTTCTGGGCGGCTTGGTGGGCTGCTTCGAGTGCACCGCGGTTTTCGTTCAGCTCGCTGGACAGATCTTGAATTGTGTCGGCGAGCTTTAGGGCCTCGTCGGTGCTTTCGGATCCGCTCACGATATAATCTTCATACCCGCGTTGGAGATTTTTCAGGACAGACTCCTGCGTGCTGATTTCGGCCGCCAGCTTTGCGGCAGCTCCGGCAGACTCCAGCGTCTCTTGGCTCATTTCTTCGAGCCGGTCAACGGCTTGCTTTATGGCCTGCTGTAAAGACGGGCTGAGGGTACCGGCGATCTCGATCGTAGATTGTAAGGTCTTGCCCGCCATGTCCTCACCTCCGTTTCCTTACATGTTTGGGCTTAAAATGCGGCCGGTTCTTCTCCATGCGTTTTCTTTCTTCCGCGAGGTCCTCGGCCGCCTCTGCATATTCAACGATAAAATCTGTTACTCGCTTTTTTTCGAGGTCTGCCGTGCTGGTGTGGTAGACTCTGGCGTAGTCTCGGTAGGCTCGCCGGAGTCGTCGCCCGTTTGTGCTTTCTCCCCCGACGCGAGCATAAAATTTCGGCCGATCGTCATAACCTCCACAACGTCGTGGCCTTTGATCCTTTCGAGGTCGGAAAAATCATAGGAGGGGTTCACGGCTACAATGGCAGCGAAACCGAGGTAAAGGTGGAGACTAAAATCAAATTCAGCCGCCGGGGCGATAGAAATATCTTTCCGGCCTGCTGCCGCCTTCCTCCGTGACTCAGCCGTCGCAAAAAGGATCCCGTCGATCTCGTTCGAGTCGTAGGTCACTTCGGTGATTTCGTTCCCGTTAATCAGGATCGGATTTTTCAGGCGCAGCGTGCCCTTGATCGGGTTTTTGGTTACTTCTTTCATGCTTTGGCTCCTTTCACAAAATAAGCCCGCCAGTGGAAAGTCCGGCGGGCCGTTAATTCAGATATTCATATTTAGAGCAGGTTGTTGATCTGGCTCATGTAGTCCTTGCCATTCACACGGAGGATCTGGCTCAGTCTGTCCACGCACATGTACTCCGCGCCGTTTGCGTAGATCTGCATACGAGTGACGGTGTAAGTGCCTTCGGCTTCGGTTGCGGATCCGATTTCAACGCCCAGCTCCGGGAGCGCCGCGGGCATAACACGGACAAAAGCCTTGCATCCCTCAGTCCCCTGAGTGCCGTCAGACTTGACGACGTTCTGCACCCAGCGAAACTCAAGGTTCTGCTTTTCCAGACGTCCCAGACGGCTGAGCCCCATGTCCACGCCGATCTTTGTGATCGTGAGCTCCATATTTTCCAGAAGGCCCATGAGCGGCACGGTCATGTTACCCATAGCCATGACGTCAGCGGTCATAAATTCAAGGCCCGGAAGCGTGAAGGACACGTCCTTAGCCACCAGCGTGTTGTCAGCATAGACGGTATCAGCCACCACCGGCCCTTTAATATCCAGCCATTTTCCCATTTTTCTGCACCTCCTTATTCAGACTCAAAAAAGGCCTGGAAGCCTTCATCGGTATAGCACACGCGAACAGTGCCAGACTTAAACGGCGGCGTAGGTGTCGCGTAAATATCCCACACAAAATCACCGTTCACCATGTCACTGGTCGGGTTTGCACTCTCCAAAAACTCTACCGTAGGCGTGCCGATCAGAGCGCCGATCCCCAGAAGGGTGTCGAGCTTCTGCTTCTCAAAGTTCAGGATCGTGTCCTTGTCCTGCGGAGTCATGGGTGAGTCGATCTCCGTACCGTGATCCAACTGAAAGTTGTTCGTGATGTGCATAAGCATACGGATATTGTTGTCGAAGATCGCGCGGGCGTCCATGCTACCATTGTAGGTGTATGCCGCTGTACTCGGCCCCCAGAGCACCCACTGACCGTCCCAGAAGCAGGCCGTTGTAATGCCTTTCTCGTTCAGGTTGTTGGCGGTCTGCTGATCGAAGCCGCGGCTCTTGGAGTCTGTCCCAAAATACTGAGCTGTTGCCATGATCGCCTCGTTAGACGGAGACTCGAAGGGCACGCCGTCGTTCTCCAGATCCACACGCAGCATGGTAGCACTTCCCACGGTGGAGAGGTGGAACACGCGGCCGCTTCCGTCTTTTACCTGCGGCCAGTACACTTTGCTGCGCTCGCTGTTGTAGCCGTTTTCCTCGGCCCACTCCTGAGCTTTCGCGATCGTGTCGATCTTCTGGCTCTGGCTGTCCACCAGAGGAATGTCTGCATTGACGAAGCCATCCCAGTGACCGTTGAGCTTCTGGACAGTGCTCACCATAGCCTTATAAACTTCCGGGATATGGCTCCAGCCGGGTGCCGCCAGAATATTGAGGACGGCATTGTGGTACTGATAGAGCAGAGACATGGCGTGCAGTCCGGTGTACTGGCCGTCTGCCGTTTCCTGTCCGATAATGTCGTCAGACTCTACCGCCGAAGCGTCTACGGTGTCGTAGGTACACTCCAGACTATCAGACTCCAGATCTTTGAGCAGCTGCACCACGACGGTGCCTTTCGTAAAGTTATAGCTGAGGGAGTAGTCCACGCCTTCGGCCTTATCGGCGATTGCGAAGGTGTCCAGAATAATGTCGGAGCTTTCAAACTCCGTCCGGTTATTCTTGAAGGTCAGCGTTTTGGTGGTTTTTTCTGCGTCCTTGTGTACGTCCGGATCGAGTACGTTTACGACGTAGATCGGGCCCACATTCCCGACGGTATTGTCAAAATGCTGGGCGAAGGCTTCGCAGAGTGTGAAGTCGGCCCAGTTCTGTGCATATCCGAGCTTGCTCTGGGCGTCGCCCATGTCGGTGAGCTTGATCGGCATGTTGACGAGATCCATGTCGGCATAGCCCCGGATCAGGTTCACCGGTGCGGTGCCGATATAGGCGGCTACGACGTCGGCCTGCGTGGTGCTTGCCACTTTGCTGTCGCCGATTTCGCCGTAGGCTCCATGTTTATAAGCCATAGTTTTGCCTCCTTATCATAAAAAATCTTCGTATTGTTTCGGGGGTGTGGCGGTTACGCCTGCCTCCAGTGTGAAGGTGATCCAGTTATGCCAGTACGGATAATAGTCCCAGATGTTCCCTTCCTCGGTGAAAAGCCCGTACTTGATCCCTTGCTCCTTCACAAGCCTGTGGCCTGCGATATATTCCGCGTTTTCAATTTCCCGCAGCACCAGATCGGCAAAGTTGAACGAGTCCCTCCAGCCGTTCATGTTGCGGGTGTATGTCTTTGCAGCCTCCCCCGTGGCGCGGTAGTAGGAATACCCGCCGAGTGCTGCACTGTTTTGACGAGGGTAGTATATTTCCCCGCCATGTTCTCCGGGGTTCCAGCAGGCAAGGCAGAGCCGAAACTGGAGCCGACGCTGCCGCTTTATGAGGTCGTCGCTCCCCTCCATAAGCTGAGCGCATACCGAAGGGACCGGAGCCGGTACATTCGGCGGCAGTCTGTCCTTTCCCGGAGTGTACAGAGGGAAGGCGGCCGGGTTTACAAACTCCACGTCGTAGTCGGTGTCGTTTCGGTAGTCGTCCGGGAGTTTGAGCTGGATCTGGCTGCATACATTTTCCGCGAGCCACTTCACCAGATTGTCGATACTATCAACAAGTAGCATGGCGCACCTCCTTAGCCTGTTCTGTTCTGGCGTAGAGCTACCTCAATGAGCCCCATGTCGGTGCCTGAGTTTGTCACGATCATTTCCCGGCCGTCTACGTTCAGGAGCCTGCCGGGTTCCATGTCTGCCGGAAAATCTGCCTGCTTTCCCATGAGCAGCATGTCGGCCTCGACGAGTCCGAGGATCTGCCCCTGTTTGAGCTTAACGAGCTGATCGTTGTCCACCACGACGGGGATCTGTTTGCCCTCGACGCGGCGAAGCTCTGCAAACTCATCCAGATTGAGGAATACCGTGTCGAGATCCTGCCGGATCTGCTCTTTGAAGGTCACGGGTTAGTCCTCCGGCTCTTTGGCAGCTTTCGCCTTTGCTGCCTCGATCATGGCGATTACTTCCTTTTTGCTCCGGATCTTGCTGGCGTCTACGCCATACGCTGCAGCAGCTTCCCGGAGTTCTGCCATTTTCATTTTGCTGTACGCCGGATCCTCGTCCGGCTCCTGCACATATACCGCGACACCAGCAGCTACCAGCTCAGCCTCGCGGGCGTCGGTAAGCGAGAACGGAGCCGAGCGGCTTGTCATAGCCTCAACGACTCCGTTCACTTTCAGGCCATAAGTGCCTTTAATCATTTTTATCATGGCCGCCTCCTTACTCCGGATCCACGACGTCCAGATCCGGCGGCAGCTCGTCGTCCTCAGCGCTTGCCTCTACTTCCTCGGCCGTGATCGCGGCGATATAGTCAGCCTTTTTCTTGCCTTTGACTTCCACGCCCATGTCGGCCGCGAGCTTTTTCAGCTCGTTATAGTCCCAGCCTTCCAGATCCTCGGCGCTGAGGTGTCCTTTTACCGTCTGCTCCGGTTCATTGTACTGCTCCGGTTCGGCGTCGGCCTGCTGTGCAGTCTTTCCGGCAGTTCCGGCATAGATAGCCACGCCCAGACGGACAAGGCGGTCGGCCTGTTCGTCGCTGCACTCAAAAGCCCCGCTTTCCGGGGTTTTAAGCGCGTGGCGCTTCACGCCGTTGGCGTCGGTGTAGCAGATCCCGCAGCCGCCGCGGGTTACTTTAATTTTCTTCATGCTGCGCTCCTTTCTGCCGTGATTACTCCGTCACGACTTTGGCTGTAATGAACGGGTTCTCGTTGTTCGGCATACAAAGAGGGGCAGATTTCAGAGTTACCTCGCGGACGTCGTGCGTGGCGTCGCTGAGATACTTCGGCACATTCATGCCGGTATAAGTGTGAAACTCGCCGTCTGCCTGCTCTACCTGAGTGATCGCGCCGTACACCGTGCGGCCCGCGGCCGGAGCGCCTACTGCAATAGTGCCCGCCGGGATATAAGGCGTCACGGTTCCGTCTACTTCGACGTAGTTGTCCTCATAGCAGAGCACGTCTACCATGTGGCCTTTGATATTCAGGCGGCAGATCTTCGTCGCACCATCCGGAAGGGTTTCAGGATCCACACCTCCAATCTGGTAGTTGCGGTTATCGAGCAGCTTCAGGATCCACTCGTTGCTCAGGATAATGTCGGCCACATCAGGAGCCACCAGCACGTCCGTGGCCGGGAGCCCGCGAGTGGTCAGCATGGAGATCATGGACGCCATGTCGCTGATCATCTGCTTTCCGGACGCCTCGGTCGTTGTCCAGTCAGCGGAAGGGGTATAGATCGCCGGGTTGCTGTCACCGTCGAAGTAGCGCACCTCCCGTTCCTCGAAGTGCTCGAAGTCGTCCACATACTCGTCCATAGTGCAGGCGTTTGTAAAGATTACCTGCGCCGCCATGGCTTCCTTGCGTCGTGCGTTCATGCCGCGCAGCTCGTCCAGATCGCCCAGCATAATGACGCCCTGTCTTTGCTGAGGGGTAAGAGTAGGGTAGAGGGCCTCCCCAAAACCGCGCTTTCTCAGGTCGTCAATAGTGAGAGGACGCTTCGGTGCGATATAGGACGGAGTAAAGCGTCTCATGGTATAGCCGTCGCGCAGGATCGTGATCCCGCCTTTTCTGGGTGCTACGAACGGGGCTGCCTTTTTGTGTCCCTTCTTGTATTCCACCAGCACGTCATTGGTGGCGAAAATGTTGGTCGCCGCATTGGTCGGGAAATACCGATCCAGAAGGAACGTGTGCAGAGGCGGGAGCTGCTGGACGGAAGCCAGCAGTGTGTGAGTATCATAATAATTAAAAGCCATTTGTCTGTCCTCCTTCTCAAATTTCTACCGCGTCAGAGATCAGGATCCCCACGCCGCGCAGCGCTTCCTTGTCTGCCGCGCTGAAAGTGTGTTCATCGTCCATAATCAGGGCGTTGCTGTTAAAGTGTCCGGTGCGGTATGCCACCGCTGTTTCGTCGTTGGCCGTTCCCACGGTGACGTCCTCGGCCAGCACGCAGTTAGCCGTCAGCGTCTCATTGGAAGCTGCCGCCGTGCCGAGGATTACATACTTGCCGTCTCCGGCAGTTCCCCCAGACAGAGCCAGCACGGTGCCGCGTTTGTAGGTCGTTTCAGCGGATCCTTTGCGGATCACAACGGAAAACGGCTCAGCCGGAGGATATAAACCGTTAATCAGGTTATCATAGCCGACGGTGCCGAGAGTTTCGTCGAGTCTCTTACTCATTTCTGTGTACCTCCTTTGCTTGCGTTATAGGCGTTTACTACCGCCTTAATGTCTGCCGCGTCCTGTTCTTCCTTGGTGGCAGGAGTGCCGCCGTTCGGAGCCGCCCCTACTTTGGCAGTGCCGGACGCTGCGCCGTCTGCCGTGTAGTTTTTGAGAAACTGCTGCCCGGACGCTGCGCTCTGCTGCATAACGCGGAAACAGAGCTCCTGAGCAGTGCAAGGCTTATCCCCGTACTTGGCGTCATGGACAAGCTGCTGATCCGGGATAGAGGCAGCGATCGAGTCAATGTCTGCGAGACGCTGGCGCTCTGCGGTTACGGCGTCAGTAGTCTGAGTCTGGGCTGCGTTTCGGGCTTCCTGCTCGATCTGGCTTACCAGTTCCGGCTCCTGTGCCCTTAATTCTTCGAGTGTCATGTGGTTTTTACCTCCTTCTGTTTTTGTTGCCGCCTTGTTGGTCGGCCTCTTATTTGCCGCCGGACGTTTCGCCGGTTTGGCACTTCTCTGGATCGGGATAGTTCCCGGCACATTATGCAAGCCCTCAATGTTGTGGCTTACACCGTTGACATAGAGGACTTTTCGATCTGAGCTCATGCTCATGTCCGGATCTTCCTCGTCCTCCTTTAAGGCGTCTGCAAAGCCCTTGTCGAGAGCTTCCCGCCCGGTCATCCATGTTTCTTTTGTCATCATGCTGCGTAAGGTATCAACGCCGAGCCCGGTCTTTCCGTCGTAGATTTCAGCGACGGCCCTCTCGCTGGCGTCCATTCCCTTAATGAGCTGCTTCATGTCCTGAATGTTCAGGCTGTCCCAGAGCATAACGCTGACGCCGTGGATCATAATCAGGGATCCGGGGTACACGGTTACGGTGTCACCGGCGCACATAATCACGCTGGCAGCACTGGCGGCGATCCCTTCCACGACGACGTTCACGTCTCCGCTGAGCGCTTTCAGCGCGTTGTGGATTGCGATCCCGGTGTAAAGGTCGCCCCCGCAGCTGTTGAGCTTTACGGTGATGTGAGCCTTATCCTTCACGGCCGCCAGATCCTCCATGAAGCCCTCCGGCGTGATGTAGAGGCCGGGCTCCGGCTCGCCTGTCCACCAGTCAATCGGCTGCTGGCTCATAACGTCGCCGTAAAGGGTGATTTCGCCCTCGTCCTCGCTGACGCTTGCCACATTCCAGAATTTTGTCGCTGCGGCTGCGGGAGCTGCTGCTGGTGCCGGGCCCATGTGCAGGCTATGTGGTGCTTTCATTGGCTGTCCCTCCTTGTATGGATTGTTTGATCTGCTCGCTTATAATAAGGCCACGCAGAGCCTCAGCGCCCCGTCTGCGAGCATTTTCGGGGTTGTGTGGGTTATTGTCTCCCTCTGCCGGTTCCTCGCCTTCTTGCGGCTGCTGTGGGCCTCCTGAGCCGCTCCCACTTTGGTGCGGATCCGGCGCGTTGCCTCCGAGCTTTTCGTTTTCCCTCTGGAGCTGTTCGACATTAGCGTCCCACTGACCGCCATTGAGTCGGATCGTGCTCTGCTCATGGGTGGAAAAGCCCTCGCTGCACGCGAGGATCTCTGCGGTGATTTCCTTAACCGGATCGAGCTGTCCCTGAGACGGGCCCAGCCACTCGCTGCCGAGATATGCAGCGCGGATCGTTGGGTTGTCGAAAAATCCCGGTGCATAGATACGCCCACGGGCCACGGCCTCGCTCATCCACACTTCATAGCACGGGCGGCAAAAGTCGTCCGCCAGCCATTCCCGGCGCATTTTGAACGCCTTCCACGCTTCCAGAAGGGCAGCGCGGCTGGCAGAATAGGAGCTATTAAACTGTTTCAGCAGTAGATCCGCGGGGACTTCCAGAGCTGCGCCTACCTGTGCGCTGATTGCTGCCACGAATTTGTCAAAGCTGCCGTTCGGGTGTGTCGGGTTTGCAAACTCCACGCTTTCCCCCGGAGCCATGACATTGACTTGGCCCGGCCCCATACTGTAGTCGTTGGGGCCTTTCGGTTCTCCCGGCACGTCCGGATCCGTCTGGTTGAACGGGTTCTCGTCGGTCGGAGCCTCTGTCTTGATGAACGCGGTATAAAAGGACTCCACCACCGCGGCCATAAGCTCGGACTCTGTGTATCTGCGGATCTGGAGCAGCGGCTCGATCACCTGTGCCAGATAGCTTACGCCCCGGTACTGATCCGGGCGCTCGGTGTCAATGATGTGCAGCACGTTGGGGAGTCCGGTGTGCTCCTGATAAGCCAGCACCCGCGCCCATGTTGTCGTCGGCGCTCCGAGCTCGAAGGGATAATTGCTGCGGATATGATAGGCCACCACCATGCCGTTGCTGTCAACCTCCACGCCGTCGTATATCGTGTTCCCGTTGTCCGGGTTTCTGCCGGTCGTATAAGTGACAGATCCCCTGGATCCGTAGCCTCCCGGCGTTGCGATCCTGTCTGACTCAATCAGGTGGACACGCAGCGAGTAGGGGAGCAGCCGGGTGACAGGGTACTGCTTAATGAGCCCGATACAATCGCCGGATAGGAGCCACGACACAAGGGCGAGCTGCTGGAGCCCGTAGAAGTTATTCATGCCGGTAGCGTCGCAGGCCCGTTTGTCTTTCGCCCAGAGGTTAAATTCCCGCTCGGTGGTTTTCTGCCATTCTTCGGCCTGCTCCGGCGTGAGTCCCAGCACCTCCCTGTCGATCCGGCTTTTCAGCCGCAGGCCGACACCCACCACGTTTGTGCGGTTGGTTTTGATCGCTGAGGTGGCGACGGGGGCGGCCATGTATAGCATACGGGAGCGTTGCCGTAGGGTGTAGTTATTAAAGTCTATATCCTCATGTGAGGATCCACTGGGAGCATTGAAGCCCTTCACGGCCCGCTTTCTCCAGCTGGCCCCAGCTTCCCCGTACCCTTTATTCTGCGGCCGCACGTCGTCGGGCAGATACATTCCCATTTCCTTGTGGTATCTGATTTTACTCACCTCCTTGAAAGAAATAAAAAACGGCGCAGCCGTGGAAGTAAAGGGGCGAAAACCTCCTTCGGCCGTGCCGTAGTAAAGCCGGAGCGTTCCGGCGTTTACCCATTACCAGTCACGCGGGACAACGCCCAGCGCTCTGCGAGGGGCTCGCCCCTCCAGTTCAGCCTCCAGCTCCCGGATCCGGGCGCGGAGCTTCTCGATCATGTCCTGAATATCTTTCAGGGCGGTACTGTAATATTGGATATTGCGGGAGCCGATCCCGTAGCTCTGCACGCCGTTCTTTGCCAGCATGTCAGCCTCGCGCTCCAGATAGGCGTCCAGCCTCCGGCGCGTGGTTTCGAGCTCCTGCTGTATGGTCGCTTTCGATCGTGCCATAGTGTTGCCTCCTTACCATTCATCAAAATACTGCGCCGCATTGTTCTGTCGGCGCTGCGGTGCTGGCCTTTTCGGTCGTGGATTTTCTGGCAGGTTTTTGAGCCTGCGCTCCACGGCCTCCATGTCAGGATTGAGGATCCGGAAGCCTCCGAGCGCATAGTTTCGGCAGTCGAGGGCCTCGTTTCGTTCATGTCCGGGGATCTTTACCCACGCCCAGCGGTTCCCCCGCTTGGTCTGGGTAAGTTCCAGCTTTTCAGACAGCAGCCCGTTGAAATAATAAGAGTCATACCCGTAGACTTCGCCACGCGGGAAATGGCAATATTTCGCGCCCGGCTCCTGCACTTTTATATTTGACATGATCGCCTCTTTCCCGGCGTCTACGCCGAAGGTGTAGAGCCAGCAGGTGATCCGTTTGTTGTCCTTGATTGCTACCTTTGAGGGAGGCGTTACAAAGGGGATCCCGTCGCCGCCTTTTCCCTTGATAGCAAAGACACGCTGATTTTTCCGCGCCCGGCAGCGTGTATAAACTTCTTGTGTATAGTGGCCGCCAGAGTCCACGCATGTGATCGAGATCCTGAGCCCCCGCTTGCTGTCTTTGAAGCGGTAGACATGCCCGATCACGTCGTCGAGCTGCTGCCATACGTCGTCGGTGTCTGGCTTTCCCATGATGTAGCCTTTTTTTATGCCCCATGTTTCGCCATAATAGCCATGGCCTACGACTTCGTACTCCAGCCGGTTGTCCTGCGTATCTACGCCGCAGGTAAGCACGAGCACTCCCTCCGGCAGCTCCACCGGGGATCCGTCTGCGTTTGTTCCGTAGTCCTCCCGGCGGGCCAGCATGGTGTCCTCGTCGATAATGCCGCCGCGATCCTCCCAGAGTTCGCCCAGCAGCGTGTTATAAACAACTTTCAGCTTTTGCGGCTCGTCCTTCGCCTGCAAAAATTTAAGCACGATCTTTTCCCATGGAGTCCATGGAGAAGAAAAGGCGTTCAGCCAGAAGGAACGCACGCCGGTGTTGTAGGCGTCCGGGTTTTCTGCGATCCACTTCGCGGGCTGTCGGCGCATGGTTTCCTCTGGTACGAGGCACCCGCAGTTTGGACAGGCCCATGAGATCGGGCCGTCTATGCTGTACACCTTTTTCCCGCGCACCTTTTTGACAGTGTGCTTATAGTGGATCCGGTCGAATATGATCTCGCCATACTCGCCACACTCCGGGCACTTGTGGCACCAGCGTTCCTGTGTGCCTTGGTAGTAGCTGCTCTCAATGTTTGAGGCCCCTTTTATTGTCGGGGTTGATACCTCGACGGCCTTCGCATTGTAAAAAGTGGTCTGTCTGGCCTCTGCCAGAGCCCACGGATCGCCCTCAGTTCCGGCGCTGATCGCCCAGCGGTCGCGCTCGTCTCCGATAATATAGCGGGCAGGAGTGGAAGCCAGAGCCGACGGGCTATTGGATCCCGTGATTGTCAGCATACCGCCGGGGAAGGATTTCTGGAGGATCGTGTTCCCGGAGTCCTTCGCTTTAATATCCGAAACCTTAGCTTTCAGCACTTTGCTGTCCCGGATCATGGGTGCGATACGCAAGCGGGAAAACTTGCGTGCGTCGTCGAGTGTGGGCTGGACAAAAATAATAGAGCCCGGATCTTGGTCTATGATGTAGCCGATTATATTCAGCTCCAGCTCAGACTTACCTACCTGAGACGCTGCCACCATGACGATCTTTCGGATTTTCGGATCCGTGAACGCTTCCATAGGTTCCCGGAGGTATGGAGTTCGTGACGTGCGCCACGGGCCTGCCTCTGCTGAGGTTTCCGGGGAAAGTCGCCGGTGCTTGTCGGCCCACTCGGCCACCGTCAGTTCTTCCGGCGGTTTGAAGTTTTGGACTGCTGGGCCTATGGCCGCGTTCAGCCTCTTGGCGGCTTTTTTACTCGTCGGTTTCTTCATCTGCGAGCGCGTCGCTCCAGCCTTCGCGATCCCTCACGCGCCGCCGGTATGCTTCGGGATCGTATTGATAGCCCGCGAGCTCGTTCAGTATTTTGTAGCACTCAGTCCGGATCAGCGCCGAGGCTTCGTTGGCGCTTCCTGCCTGCACAACGTCCATGGCGAGGCGGCCGGGGAGTGCCATTATCATGCTGCGGGCGGTGTAAACGAGGTCGTTCGTCATGGCCTCCACGTCCTCGCTGCGGTGCATTTTCCCCTCCAGCTCTTTAAGCTGGAGCTCGGCGATCTTGGCCTTGCTCTGTTTCAGATCTGCCTCTGCCCGCAGTTTGTCTGCCTCTGCCTTTACGGTGTCGGCCGTTTTGGCTTCCTTCCCATTTGCCCGATCGCGTAGGTAACGAATGTATGCCTTGACGGTCGGGAGAAGGTCAAACTTGTATGGCCTCTGTGACGCCGCCGGGAGAATACCCTCCTTTGCGAGCTGCTGCACCCGCCGGGGATCCAGCTCAAAAAGTTTAGCCATGATCTCCGTGCTCTGTAGGTTCTGTTTCGGATTTTCTGCCATAGCGTCACCTCCTTTCCGTGCGGTCAGGCGAAACGAAACGGCCTGAAAAAATTTTTCTGAGTCTGCGCGTGTTTTGGGCTCGCCAGCACCGCAGGGCTTTTCGGAGTGTCACAGTACCTTCCGGGCGGCTCGCTCGGTTTTGGTTCGGCCTCGCCTTTGGGCTGGCTCGGCCTCTGGCCTGTGTGTCCTTGCCTCTTTGTTTCCCTGTGTTGCGGCCTTTTATTTCTTTTTTCTTTGCGGCTTCGCTCGCGGGCTCGGCCTCCCTTGCTGCCCGGTGCCTTGGCCTGCCTTCCTGCTGGCTACTTCATGGCCTGCTCTATGTGGTGGTTGAAGCGTTCGCCCAGCTTCTCGTTGATTGTCTGCTCGATAGTCTCGCGGGCTCGGCCGTCAATCATCTGCGGCACTGACAGGGTACGCACTGCCTCGATAGGAGAGCGGCCCTCTCCGGTGCGTTGGTAGGGAAGGACAGCCCCGCCTTTGCCAGCGGTCAGGAAGGTGTCGCTGCCCATAGCTGTGCGCTGCCCTTTTATGATTGTCACCTTCACGGTGTACTTTCTGGGCGGCCTTACCATAGCAACGGGAGAGCCCCCGGCTATCAGCTGGCCCGGTATTCTGATCGGCTTCTTTTGCTGTGCAGAAGGCCGAGCTTTGGGACTCATTTTGAAGTGAGTCGGCGTCAGGGTTCTGCCCTTATATTCCAGCGTCGCACCGTCCACGGATATTCCAGCGACACGGATTGAAGTCTTTCCTCGCTTCGGTTTCTTGGCTGCGTCCTTTATGGCCGCGGTGTCTACGCCGTAGTGCTCGCGGATCCCTTTGGACACCCAGCCGGGGCCTCTGCTCGTGAAGTCTGATACCGTTCGCTTGATCGCTACTTCGCCGCCGTCCTTTAGCTTCTGGAGCCTTTTCACTATGTCGCCTGCTCCAGAGTAGGAAACTGTAAAGCTGCCACTCGTTCGCCGGGCCGGGCCCGTCCTGAATAGGTCACTCATGGCCTGCCTCCTTTCCTTTGAGAACGGAAAAAACCGCCCAGAGCCTTGCAGTGTCTCCAGACGGTTTCCGCTGTTTTATAGTGTAGCACATGGGTTTATCCCTTTTTATCCCCTTTTGTCCCTTTTTATCCCCTTTTATCCCCTTTTGTCCCCGCGTCCCGGAAACACTGATAAAATGGGCGTTTGCAGCTATTTGTAGGCAGCATTTTGGGCTCCATTATTTTGTTAAGAAAAATTTAATAATTATTTTTGCCCGGTTTTCCACATTGTCCTCCTGCTGCCTGTGGACAAAAAATGCCCGCCTCCGGCCTTTTGTGGCTTTTGGCGGGCACTGAAAACTTTCTATTTCGGTGTGTATATTTTCGCCAGCGATTGCAAAGCGGATCCGTGGATCTTAAACGTCCGCTTTAGGTATCGCTTTTCGTGTTCTTCATAGTCGTCCATATCCCCGAACAGGGCAGTGCATACCGCCCACCACCTCGCATGATCGAAGTATCTCATTTCAATGACGGTTTGCTCGTCCGGGTTTTTCATCTTTTCGATCAGCAGCTCCAGCTCCATGCGCTCGTCGTATTCTTCCTGCTGCATGTCACGGATCGCTTGAATAAGCTCGTCCTTCTGTACGACTTGCCTTTCCGTTTTGCTGGATCCGTCCCCGCCGCCTCCCGGCAGGCCGGTGAGGTTCGGGCTGGAAGGTGAGCCCATGACGGACTCCAGATACACGAGCCGCTCGATCTTATTCTCGATCCGGCGCTGGAAGGTCGCATAGTGCTGCAGCTTCTCCTTTATTGCGTCGGTTTCCTTCGGCTGCTTTCCTCCTGCCGCCTGTTTTTTGTGCCCCATGGGCCCCGCCTCCTTTCAGTTGCATTTACTCAAAAATCCCCTCGAATACCTCGCGGGGCTGTTCGGCTCCTTTTCTTATGAGCCGGATCCCGGTTGTTTTCCCGGTGGTTCTTATGTATCGCCTCACGATCGTGTCCACAAATGCGGGCTCCATTTCCATGAGGAACGCCTGCTGCCCGACGCTCTCGGCTGCGATCAGCGTCGTGCCGGATCCTCCGAAGGTGTCGAGGACACCCTCAGCCCACTGGGTATTGTCCAGCAGCTTCTCCAGTATTTCGACGGGCTTCTGCGTCGGGTGCAGTTCATTCCCGGAGCGTGTGGCCTCCAGCACGTTACTGTAGCCTTTGTGGTTGTCCCATTTCGGCTTGGTTCTATGTGCAAACATGATGAGCTCGTGCTGAGCTCTCCAGCCGTTCCCCATGCCGGGGCTTTTCTTATTCCACACGATCATATTCCTGACGCCCAGCCCGGAGCTTTCCACAAGGTCAAAGAGGTAGATCCACATTCTCCAGTCCGTAAAGATATATGCCACTTTTATGTCCGTGGCTCCGAGGACGTTCTTCATTAGCACCTGATAGCCTCTGGTTGATAGATTGTCGGAGCTGATCGTCGGAGTTGTAAAGCCTCCCTTTCCGTCGGACTGCTTGCTGCCGATACTTCCGGTCGCTCTGCCGGACTCCTGAAAACCGCCGGAGCAGTAGGGTGGATCGGTGAGCAGGATCTCCGGGTGGGCCCCGTCAAGCAGCAGCTCCCGATCGCGCTCGTTCGTGGCGTCTCCGCAGACAACGCGGTGGCGGCCGAGGATCCAGAGGTCGCCCTTTTGAGATATGACGGCCTCTGCCTCCGGTGTCTCCGGTATGTCGTCCGGTTCGCTGAGGTCATTGTGAAGGGCTTCGGACAGGGCAGTGACGAGGCTCTCCACCTCGTCCTCCGTGTAGCCGGTCAGTTCCATGGGGATCTCCCCGGTGTCTATGTCTGCGAAAATATCGGCCAGCAGCTTATTGTCTGTCTCTGCCAGCTCTGCGATCCGGTTGTCTGCTACCAGATCGGCGTATTCCTCCGCTTCGTTGGTGTAGTTCTGGTAGTCCACCGGCACCTCTTTCATGCCCTCCAGACGGGCAGCGAGAAGGCGGCCGTGTCCCTTTACGATAAAGCCGGAGCGTTTGCTGATCGTGATCGGCTGCCGCCACCCGGTTTGCCGGATAATGCGGCCGAGTAACTGGATCTGAGCGTCTGGGTGCTGGTTCGGGTTCTTTGGGTTGGGTACCAGCGTTTCAATGTCCACCACTTTGTCGTGGGCGCAGAATACGGGCACTCCGTCGGCGTATGCTTTCGGCTCTGCCTCTGTTTTATAGTCCATTTATTTGTCCTCCTGCCTTCCGGCGCTTCCTGCCGCTGCCATGATCCGGCCACGGAGCTGCCGGTCTGTCTCGCCTTCCTCGCGCTTGATCCCGTATTCTTCGGCGAGCAGCTCCAGAGCGCGGCCTCCTGCTGCCTGTGGTGTCCATGCTCCGATCGCCTTTGCCTGCCGGATAATGCGGCGATCCGTGACTTTGCGGCGGTGCCTCCTTTTTATGCGGGCGATCAGGATAACGAGGGCGGCCACTCCGCAGATCAGGCACATGAGCACGAGCGGGAGCCAAAACAGGCCGAGGACTACGCCGATCCAGCTTATCCTTACCACTCCGAGCACTTTCAGAAACACAAGCGCGATCCAGAGAAGGGCAGAGGCGAGGGCATATAAAATCCATATACCCATTGGGTTGTTATCTTCGTGCATTTCTTTTCGCCCTCCTTCTTTGCTCCCGGTTCCCGCCGGGCTTTCTCCTGTTTTGGGGATAGTCTGACAAAAATCCCGCTTTTATGGCGCACTCCGTACAAAGATAAGTGACGTCCTGCGCCTTTTTGAGCTCGTCGGCTGCTGGCATTTTCCAGCACTTCTGGCCGCAGAGAGGGCAGTCGATCAGTTTCCAGTCCGGGTGCTTTTTCTTTGTGTCTCCGTTCAGGTTCTTGTCGAGCGGCAGGCAGAGGATCCCGCCCTTGTCACTGTATTTTCTGGGCGTGAGATCGAAGCCGCGGGCCCGGAGTTTCTCGCGGGTTTCGTTCCTGACTTCCTCCTGCAAAACTTCCACGACGTCCACCTGCTCCAGCGTTAGACAGAAAGCTCCTTGTGGTTCCCACTTCTTTGCCTTCCATGCCTCTGTAAAGCCTTCCAGTGTATCGTAGAGGCAGATCCCGGCCGCTGTTTCCGTCTGGTAGGTCGTCTGCATGACGGCCTCGTCGTCTGGCTCGTCCCAGCCGTAAAGGTGCCAGCTCTCCCGGTTGTCGTAGTCCCACTGGGAGAAGTAGAGCGTGTGCCCGTCAATCGGCCAGTCGGTGTCTTTCACGGTTCCTTTTATGATTTTCGGTCTATATTGCACGGTGTTGTCCTCCTTATACTTGTACTGGGAGGGCCGGAGCCCTCCCTCTGGTTTTTGGTGATATGCTGGGCTTATGCGATTATGGTTATCTGCTCCCGGTTTGGAATGTCGGCCAGTGCCTCCATGAGATAGCTCTTTACATTGTCAACGGCCACCGCCTCCCAGCGCCCGCCGTCTGCTGCTACCAGCTTAAAGGCAGGAGCGCCGCCTCTGCCTTCGGTGATACGGAAAACAAACTCGCTTTCCGGCTGCTCCACTTCCAAAAATGTGCGGTAGGGGATCAGTCTCACCGGGTTGGGGATAATGGCGTTTTCTTTCTTCGTGACGCCGGTTTTCATCACAACTTGCTGGCTGATCCCGTCGTCCGAGAATGTGGCCTCCTGCGTGCTCACGATATTGCTCGCCACCTTCGTGACGTCCTCCCGTTCCTCGCTGGGAGCGAAACATGCCTGCATGGATACGAGGAAAGACTCCTGATCGTATTCCCGGCCATATTCAAAGTGGGGCAGCAGTGCGTTGACCTCAAAGAGCGTCTCACGATCCCGCTCCGGCAGCAGGCCGGAGTAAAGCAGCACCTTGGTGGCGCTTACTACCTGAATAATCATGCGATCCCTCAGTTCCTCCCGGCTCTCCTTTATGTAGTCCACCAGAGAGGTGAGCGTGGTCGCCCGGATCGGCTCCGCTTTGTCTGCCTCGTCGTACCGTTTGAGGGATTTCGTGCAGTACGTCCGGCCGTTGATCACTATGGTTTCCGGTTTCTCAGCCTTTACGGCCAGATCTGTGATAAATGCGATCGCTTCTCTAATTCCTTCCATGGTTTTGTCCTCCTTTTCTTATGCCTGCGCCGTGGCGCGTTCCATTACTACGATTTTGCCGCCGTTTGTCGGCTGTTCTTCGGTCTGTCCGTCGGCTGTCCGTCGGTCGTCCTCCGGTTCGTATATTTCCCCGGTTACCGGATCGAAGTCCTTACCGGGTATCAGGCGGCCTGCTGCCTCCGGCTCCAGATCTGCCTCTGCCTGCTGCCGTGGCTCCGGTTTCCTGCGTCTCATGTCAATAGGAGCGCCGGTTGGAATGTCCTGCTCCCGGTCGGCCTCTGCCGGTTCGGCTTCCTGCTGCCCGGCGGGTTCCTCCTGCTGTGTTTCTTCCTCTGTGAAGTCAGAGAGGTTCATCTGCCCGCGGATCTGGCCGTCATACTCGGCGATCTCGATCTGGCCGGTTCTCATGTTGACGCCCATCACCATTTGAGTGTCGATCGCCTCCGTCGCTGCGAGCTTGGTCGTGACGGAGATCTGTGTGTTGATTACCTGACGGCTCTTGTTCGGCGCGAATTTGATCGCTATATTGATCTGTCTCTTGGTGGTGGCCTCGGTGTTCGGGTTCTGAATGTTCTCAGCCACCTGCATGAGTGCCTCGTTGAGCTTCTCAGCGAAGGCCCCGCCTGCCAGTCTTTCGAGGTTGATCTGGCTCGTTACTTTCTGCTTTGCCATGTTTTTTCCTCCTTAAAAAATGGTATTTGCTGCAATTATGAGAAACACGAGTGCCACGAAGGCGATCGTGATGTGCTCGCGCTTCTTGTCGCTGACCGGCGGTTTTGGTTCCCCTACGATGAAGAGCAGGCACACAAAAGCCGCAACGCCCAGCAGAATGTTAAGGGCTGTCATGTTTTTTCTCCTTTTCTTTATATTCTTTGCAGCTGTCTGCTGTTTCTTCTGGGTGCCTTTCTGTCTGATCTACGTCGAGCGATCCGTAAATCTTGCAGTGGCTCGAATTATATCCGCAAAAATATGTCGAGTAGTAATTCACGCAGTCATAGCATTTTCGTGTTGACTGTGGCGCTTTCCTTCTCCATATTGCCTCGGTGGCCGTGGAGTGTGTGGATCTCCTTCGCCCGCATGTTTCTACCACGCCCATGTCTTTGAGTTCTGAGAGTCTGGGTGCTACATAGTTGCGGTTGTAGTAGGGGATCCGGCCAGCCTTCACCAGCTCGTCCGTGATTTCGCTCACGGTCATGCTCCTGCTGCCGAGCGTTTCGAGGATCAGGCGGCTGCGTTCCTTCACTTTGGGGATAACGGCGTCATAGCTCGCCCTCCGGGTTTCCTTTGTGGTTTTGTTTGTTCCCATGAAATACCTCCTTTTCCGCCTTCCATGCGATAGCGGAGCGCCCCGTCACGCTGCACTCGCGTTTTCCGGCGTTTCTTATCAGTCCAGCCGCCTGCGCTTTGGTTAAGATCGGGCCCACGTCGCTGCGGCTTACCTGCTGCCCCCTGTCTGACAGGGTGGCGGCGATCTCGTTCGCGGTCATGTCCCTGTCCCTTATTAAATCCAGCACCATGTCCCGGAGACTCTGGGCCATGTCTTTGCTGCGCCAGATAACGACGGCCGAAGGGAAGGGAGCGGAGCACGGCCGCCCTTTGGCGTCTTTTGTCGGGTTTCCGTCCTCGTCTGTGAATGTGAGCCTCCCGCGGATAAAGCGCACTTCGTCGGCTTTTCCGTGGAATATGTAGTCGTGGAAGTAGGACGTGTCCGTGCGGGCCGGTATGAGCATTACCACCAGAGTGCCGGGTTTCTTGCTTTCCTCGTAGCCCTTCCTTACCCATTCATTGATCTGGCGGCCGTAGGGTGGATTACAGAACACGCGACACCCCCCCCAGTCCGCTTTCAGTCCGTCGTCGGCCGGTGTGAAATATCTCGCACACTTGGCGCTTTTATCGGTGGCGGCCGGATCGAGGTTAAAATGAAACTCCTGATCCAGCTCGCTGAAAAAGTCGGCCGGAGTACACCAGCCCATGTTTTTGCTGCTTAATAGTGCTCCGTTCATGTCAATGCTCCTTTCTTATGCCTTAGCCGCGGCCATGTGTACCACCGGGCCGCGCTGTGTCTCCGTTGCCTCTGCCAGTGTGAGGATCGGGCAGCCTTCGCCCAGATTTCGGCACATGCTCCGGGTGGTTCCCTTATCCATATAGGCCCGGATCGGTTCGCCGGTTTCTCTGTCTTTGAGGATCCGGCTCATAATGCTGCAGCAGGCTTTCCCTTTGTGCTCTCCGAAAAGCTGGATCCCGTTGCACTCATGGCACCATTTTCTTTCAAAATTCATAGCGTTTCCTCCTGCTCCCCATATTCCAGCTCTATGCCCTCCAGCAGTTTGAGCACTCCGGCGATATACTGCACCCGGAAGGGTTCGAGCTCTGCCTTGTTCATGTGTTTATGTCCGTACAATTTCCGCATATCCCGCCACACGCCCCACGGCACCCGGTAGAAGTCTTGAAGCTCGACGCTCACAAGGATAAAGGCGGCAGCGCCGAGGCGGTCGTGTTCTGCGAGGCTGTTCAGCTGCTCCTGCGTCAGCCGGTTGTAGTCTATCCGGTCGCCGTCTGTGTGTTTTGCCTCGAATACCACGGCCCGGCCTCCCGTGAGGGTTCCCTTAAAGTCTGGCTGTCCCGCTTTGGTGTAGCAGGCGAGAAACTGCCCTTGCCGGTTCGGCGGCCTGAGCGGTCGCATGGGCTCCGGTGTCTTTTCAATGAAGGCCACGCCCTTGTCTTTGTACCAGTTGAGACTTGCGGCGATCATATTCTCGAAGTGTTCACCCGCTCGCTTGCTCTGGAGGCCCCGCTGGCTGCGCTGGACGTTTGAGAGGGCGGCGGCAGCAGTCGGATCCGGATAGCCCTCCGCATTTTTGCCCGGCACATAGTCCCAGCTCACGCCTCAGCCTCCACGGTGATGTCGTGGCCGCGGTTTCGTCTGAGCCCTGCTGCCAGCTCGACGATCACCTCTCCGCTGATCCGCACGGTGGTGGACTCGAAGGCGGCGACTCCGTTTATTGCCCCGGTATGAGCGGGAAGGACGAGAAGGGCGTCGCCCAGCTCTTTGTCCTCCTGCCGGTTTTCTTCCTGCTCCCGGAGGCGGTAGAGATCGGCGGCGTCTTTTACCGGGATCCCGTGCTCCTTGGCGTAGGTGATTTCCTTTTTCATGCCTTCGCTCGGATTGTTTATGCCATACACCCAGAGCTCGTCGCACATGTCCAGCAGCGCGATCCCCAGCTCCATGCCCGCCTCCCGCTCCTGCGGTATGGTGTCGTCAAGAAACTGGGTGCAGTAGACATGAGGCGCGATCGGTATCACGTCCGGCCAGAGATCCACCGCCTCCCGGCAGTAGCCCTGTGCCTTCTGAATATTCTTTTCAATGTCCCCACGGAGAGGGGAGCAGATATATATAAGCCTGTTTCTCATGGTTTGGCTCCTTTCTGGCAGCAGGCGTCAAGCCTCTGCCTGATAATTTCGCAATAGTCCGGGTTGATCTCTATCCCGATAAAGTCCCGGCCCTCCTGCGCGGCCACGGCCCCGGTGGTGCCGCTTCCGGCAAAGGGATCCAGAACAGTGTCGCCGGGCCTGCTGCCCGCTAATATGCACGGCCTCACGAGTTCCTCCGGGAATGTGGCGAAGTGTGCGCCCTTATATGGTCGGGTGGCGATTGTCCAAACGCTGCGGCGGTTTCTTTTCCCGCTTTCGTTTGGTGCGAGCCCGTGACTTTCCCGCTCCACGGTGGCGCTGTTATTCTGCGCCCGGTCATGGGTGTAAGCGCCGCCTCCGCGAAAACTTGCAGAGTTTCCTCGCCTGCGCCCCGTGCCGTCTGGCCCATATCCGACGGCGGGCTCTTTTATAGCTGCGGCGTCAAAGTAGTACCGGCGTTGCTTGCTCAAAAGAAAAATATATTCATGGGATTTTGCGCAGCGGTCGGTCGTCTGCTCTGGCATGGCGTTGGGTTTGTGCCAGATTATGTCTTGCCGGAGGATCCAGCCGTCTGCTTTTAACGCGAAGGCCAGCAGCCACGGGATCCCGTTGAGGTTTTTCTGTGTGTAGCTGTCCCCGATATTCACCCAGAGGGTGCCGTCGTCTTTCAGGACTCTGCGGACTTCCCGGAAGATCCTCACGAGGTTCTCAATGTACTGATCCGGCGTATCTTCGAGCCCGATCTGTCCGTCTGCGCCGTAGTCTCTCAGTCCGTAGTAAGGCGGCGAGGTTATGCAAGTGCGGCAGCAGGAGTCCGGGAGTTTTCTCAGGGCGTCCAGTGCGTCGGAGTTTATGATCTTGCTCATGTGTCGCTCGCCTCCCCAGCTTCCAGAGCCAGCGGATCCGCAGCAGCCAGAGCCTCCCGGCGGTTCCAGCCGGAGAGTGCGGCATAATACTGTTCGCGCTTCCTTCGGTCGCTTTCCCGGTCTGCGAGCTTTTTCTGCCCTTTGTCCGGCAGAGAGGCAGCCACGGCGTCGATCTGTGTTGTCAGTTCTCCCGGCGTCATGTCTCTGGCCTTTTCCCGCTCGTACATGGGTGTGTACTGCTGCATGAAGGCCACCCGATCCATGCCGGGCTTGCTGCCTCCCCAGTGTCCCCGGTGCATTTCCCAGAGGTTGCTCCAGCCGATCGCCTCCACGGCGCGGGCCACAAGGGGTGGGAGCTGCCGCTTTAGATCTCCGTGGTTAAATTCTCCGACGGAGTAGAGCAGGTCGCTGACTGCGAGCCATGCCTGATCCGGCGCTATGAGATCTGGGTGTACAATCTCCAGAAGGATCTCCCGGAGTTCTGCCACACTGGGCGGCCACTTGCTTGTCGCTATGTGCTTTTTGACGGCCAGAGCCACCAGAGGGGCGTCCACGTCCTCAAACATCATAGCCCAGAGGCTCACGGTGGCCTTTACGCTGTCGGCGTCCTTGAATTTGTCATAGTTTGGGTAGGCGGTGACAACGATCGCCACAAGCTGAGCCGCGTCCTTTTTCGTCATAAGCTGCCGCCTCCTTCCTCGTCTGCGATAATACCGGCCAGCACGTCCATGGTATTGACTCGTCCGGGCCGTTCAGGCTTCGTCTGTTGCCTTCCCGGTGTCTGCTGGCGGTTATCGGTGTATTTGCCTTCGAGTACCTTCGCCATGTTCCCGGAGTTCATCAGCCAGTTAAAGTCTGCCGTCCAGTTCCGGTCATTTCTGCCTTTCAGGAACGGGGAGGCTTCGGCTTTCTCGAATAGCTCGCGGAAGGTGTTCAGGTCTTGCCCGTATTCCTTCCAGCGGGCGGCGATCGCCTTTTTCCGGTTCGCGCTGATTTTCCTCAAAACCGGGTAGCTCGTGCAGATTTCGTGATACATGTCAACGATCTGCTGGAATGGAGTCGGCCCCGCAGACATAACGCTGTCAAGCGTTTCACTCTCTTTCTCTGGTGTAGTCTGCTCTGGTGTAGTCTGGTGTAGTCTGCCTCCGGTTTCTTGCTGGCCGTTTCCCGGCTTGCCCGTCGGCTGTCCTTCGGACTGTCCGGCGGTCGTCCTCCGGTCAGCAGCGGCAGCAGCGCGGCGTCTCCGGGATCTCTGTTTTTCCGCTTCCCGCTGGTCGATCAGCTTACCTGCGTACTCGTACCAGTCGTGGATCTCCAGCGTCCCGTCCTCGGTTATATCCAGAAAACCGGCGCTTTTCATGGCCTCCACGAAGGCGTCCGGTTCCTTGTTCCACTGAGCTGCCCGCGCTATGTTCCGGTTGCTGATCCCTTCCAGCGATCCGCTCGGTGCGTTGTCCAGAGCCCAGAGCCAGAAGGACGTTAAAAGGCCCAGCATGTGAGGCGGTTCGATTTCCAGCTCGTCGGCAGCAGCCAGCAGCTTTCTGTGATCTTTAAGTTGTTGGTGGACTTGGATCCATGCCACTGTGAGCACCTCCTTTCACGGTCGCCTTTCGGCTTGTTTCTGTATGTTCTCCGGTCTGTCCGGCGGTCGTCCTCCGGTCAGTTAAACGGGAGCTCGTCGTCCACACCGTCCGGGATCGACATGAAGCCGTCCCCGGTGTCTGCCTGCGGCGTGCCGCCATTTGTACCGCCTCCCTCGTAGTTACTGTCTGCAAAGTAGATCCGGGAGGCCGTAACCTCTACCGCTTTGCGGTGCTTTCCGTCATTGTCCTGCCATTTCCTCGTCGTGATCCGTCCCTCGACGACTACCTGCCGCCCTTTGGTGAGGTACTTCCCGCAAAAATCGGCCCATTTATCCCAGCAGACAACGGGGATATAGTCGGGAGGCGTGTCCTTCTTTTTACTCGGCACCGGCACGGCCAGATCGAAGCGTGCTACCGGGGTGCCTCCGGTGGTGTATCTGATTTCCGGCTCCTGAGCCAGACGGCCCAAAAGTCCCACATGATTAAACATTTTAGTTTCCTCCTTGTCCTTGCCTTCTTGCTGCGTCCAGTGAGTTGCAGATCTCGTCATACTGTGCCCGTGTCAGCATGTGGGGATCCTGCTGTCCATATTTCTGCCGGATCCGGTCGTCGATCTGCTGCTGTGTGTAGCCTACGTCCTCGCCCTTCCGGTACATGCGGGAGAGCTGGGCGTCGGTGAGCGGTTTCTGAGCGCCTGTGTGCCCGTTTGAGGCGGGTTTTCCTGTCTGTTGAGTATTTCTACCCGCCGGGCTGTTTGGAGGCGCTGTGCCCTGATTTTGTGCCGGTGGCTGTGCCTGTTGAGGCTGCACCGCTCCTGTGAGGTTCTTCATGTCCGGATCGTCCTCTCCTTGGTCGATCCCGAATTTCTCAAAAAGGTAGTATTTCAGGCAGTAAGTTAAAGCGCTGCCTTTTGCCTTGTCCGGGCCGCCGTCGTTGGTTCCGATCGCGTGGAGCGTAACCTCCAGAATGTCCTCCGGGTTGTCTGCGTTCGTCCAGCGGATCGTGAGATCTTCCTCATATACCCAGACGACGCGCTGGACGCCCCGCTCGTTTATGGTGTAATGGTGATAGTAAAGGGGATCGCCTTCCGGCGTGTGCCGGGTGGCGGTTTCGGCTACAATGTCAAAATTGACGCCGTGCTCGTTCATGGCCGGAGTAAGCAGCCGGTACACGTCGCTGATCTTCGCAAACTTGTACTCGACGCCCTCCGAGTGTTTCGCTTTTACAATGGCCGGGATCGCCTCCCGGAGTTTAATAAACTTTTGCTGTAGAGTCGGAGCCTTCGGCCGGGGCGCTTTCTTCGCCGTCGCCTTAGTGGCTGCCGGTTTCGTTTCCGCTGCTTCCTGCGTCATGGTCTGCCTCCTTAAAGAATTTGTGATTGTTGATTGTCATTACATAGTCCTGTGACTCGTGCCACTCGCTGTCGGTAAGAGCCGGGGCATAAAAGTATTTGATCGGTTCCGTTGTTGCCACATATCCGAAGTCAAACACTGCCGCCACGGCAGCCAGAGCCTCGTCTGAGGGATCCGGGCGTCTTTTACTGTAGGAATACATGCTGAGGACTTCGTGCGGCCGCATGTCGGTGTCCTCGCATGTCTGGAGTATGCACTGGGCGACGGCCACCTTGCCCGCGAAGGGCTCGCCGTCGGCTTCTGCTGTGAGTACCTGAGCAATCTCCAGCCTCTCGTCGTCGGTCAGGTTGTATCGCTTTTCAAATCCTGCCTCAGACGCCCATGCTGCCGTGAGCTGCTCCATGTCTACCGCGTAGCCTTCGCCATATTTGAAAATATAACCTTCCGGATCTGCGGCCGACTCTGCGGCTCTGGTTTCTGTGGCTGCTTCGGTATCGCTGCCACGATTAAGTAAATGCGACACGCCCCAGACTGTGAAGGTGGTCGCTCCGAGGATCAGGAACGCCGCCCCGATCCGGGCCCAGTTATAACGCTTGCAAATTTTCCGCAGGCGGTATAAAATAGGCTTAGATTTCCGGCCATTTCTGGTCGGTGTTCTGGAGCGTTTGCCCTGTTGCTTGGTAGGTTGAGGGCAGGCGCTCCTTTTCCTTTGTGCGTACATGTTTACCTCCTTCTTTTCACTCGTGCGGGTAGGGTGTAGCGCGGTGACTGCATATAATCGTTAAAGTGCTGCGGCCAGTAGGTCACACGCGGGAGCCGGTCGCCGGTGACTCCATACTTCGGGTTATATCCGAACACATTGACATAGCTCAGCAGGTCGGCCCGCTCGTTGTCCATGGCCTTGCATACTTCCAGCAGTGCCTCCACGTCGTCGATCGCCCGGTGCGAGTTCTTCACCTTGTCCTCCAGCTTATAGGCCGCGATCGCGTTCGCTAGCTTATGCGGATATGCCCGCCGGTCTTTGTAAACGGTGAGGCTGTCCAGATAGTCGCAGAAGTCCAGCACGTCGCCGCCTTCCTCCACAAACTCAGTAAAGCGTCCCAGCATTTCACGGACGAAAAGAAGATCAAACTGTGCATTGTGAGCCACAAGCAGCGTCCTGTCGGAGCTGTAAATCATATTTGCGAAGGCTGCTGCAGCGTTTCCCTCCGGTATGCCTTCGGCTGCGAGCTTTTCGTCAGTGATACCGGTCAGCTCCACGATCTTGTCCGGGATCCTTTCGTCTTCCGGCAGCTTTATGAACATGTCGGCTCGATCGGTTTCTATGAGAGAGCCGTCCGTCGCCTTCTCGATCCGGATTGCTGCCAGTTCAATGATCCGGCAGCTTTTGGCGTCGAGGCCGGTCGTCTCTGTATCAAAGAACACGGCCGCCCCATATCTCTGGAATATGTCGCGGAGGTTATTCATGGTCGCCCTCCTTCTTGATCGTGATCGAGGTCGTCATGGCGAGCTTTGTCTGCTCGATCGCCTGCCTCATGGCGTTGGCCGATATGTTGAGCTGTGCCAGCTGTGAAGCGATCCGCACCGTCTCCATGATTTCGTTGTCGCTGGCGTTGTATGCCATTTTCTTGAATGTGAGTAAATCCTTACCGCCTGCGGCTGTGGAAAGCTC